CATATATTATGTACAAAGGAAACGTTAATCGTCAAAATCCTGAAGCATATAAGAAGAATGGCCTTAAAGTATACATGACAAACATATGTAGTGAAATTACTCTACATACTGATGAAAATCATTCATTTGTATGTTGCCTGTCCTCTTTAAACTTAGCAAAATATGATGAGTGGAAAGATACTGATCTTATCTATACTGCTACTTGGTTTCTAGATGGTGTTCTTGAAGAATTTATTCAAAGAGCAAAATACATGAGAGGTTTTGAAAATTCAGTAAGATCTGCTGAAAAAGGAAGAGCTTTAGGTTTAGGCGTCCTAGGCTGGCATACTTACTTACAAAATAAAAATATTCCATTTGATTCTTTACCTGCTCAATTTGAGACGCGAAAAATATTTTCTCAAATTAAAATAGAAAGTGAAAGAGCCAGTAGAGATATGGCAAGAGAATATGTTGAGCCATTATGGTGCGTTGGGACAGGCATGCGAAATACTCATTTAAGAGCAATTGCACCTACTGTGTCTAATTCAAAACTTTCTGGTAATGTTTCAGCAGGTATTGAGCCTTGGGCGGCTAATGTATTTACTGAACAGACTGCAAAAGGTACTTTCATTAGAAAGAATCCATCCTTAGAAAAAGTATTAGATAAAATTGGTCATAATACTAAAGATACTTGGGATCAAATCTTAATTGATGGGGGATCGGTTCAAGGTTTAGACTTTATGGATAATTATTATGTTAAATTAGGAGAAATAGGAAGCCCAATTACTTTATCTAAATTTTCTAAATTATCGGAACTTGAGAAAGGTACATATATTCCATTAAAAGAAGTGTATTTAACATTTAAAGAATTAAATCAACTTGAATTAGTTCGTCAAGCTGGAATAAGGCAACAATATATCGATCAATCAGTTTCATTAAATCTTGCGTTTCCTACAGAAGCTGAGCCTAAGTTTATTAATCAAGTTCATCTAGAAGCATATAATTCTGGAATTAAAACATTATACTATATGCGAACTGAATCTGTTCTTAGAGGAGATATATCAGCTAGAGCAATGACTGACTGTTTAAGCTGTGATGGATAATCTAAAAATAAAATAGTATATGAAGCAGCAAAGATTACTTTGCTGCTTTTTTGTTTAGATAAATAATAAAAAAATATATTTTTCATGCTTAATTTCAATCAATTTATAAATGAAAGTAAAGACCATGAATTTGATTCAATCGATGCTGGAGATACTGTTCAATGGGCAGGTTCTACTCGTAAAGTTACAAAAGTTGGCAATAGTATAATCCATATTGGAACTACGAAAGTTAATAAAGGTCAATGGAAACAGAGAGATGGGAAAATAATTGAAAAAGCAAAGAAAGAAGATGACAAATAAATATATATTTAATTTTACTGATTTCTTAATTGAACAAGATATGGGCTCTGTTCTTGGTGCACCAGCTGCACCAGTTGCAGCAACACCAGCTATAAAATATGATTTCTTATTTATGACTGGCTCGGATGACGCAGGTAACAACCGTCGCAAATATCCAGATGGTAGTATAATTATTGAGTATCCGTGTTATTCAATTAAGTCAGAAGATTTAGAAAAATGGACAAAGGATAATATCATATCTTCTGATAAAAATAAACTAAATACTCCTGAATTAGAAGTTCGTCGAAAAAGTATAGTTGATATAGTTAAAGGGGATCGTATAAATATATCAAATGATGATCTTCCATTTATTGAAAAATTAAAAAACGCAACTTCTGCTAATTTAATTGGTAAAATTGAACCTGATGTATCTGTTATATTTTCAGATGGTAAACCAACAACTGATAATATAAATGTAACTTTCATAAAACATAAAAAGTAATGATTAAATCATTTCTACAATTTATAAACGAAGATATGGATCTTAAACTTGAATTCATTAAAGGATTAGCTCAAAATCTAATCGATAGACTTCGTACTTCATCATCAGATGAAAGTACAGAATATTCAGTTTTTGCAGGTATGCACTTTTCTGAGCCATTTGAATTTGACTTAATATTAAAATTTAGAAAAGAAGTAAATCCTGACATTGCTACAGATTCACATTTTAATAAATTACCTTGGGAAAAAATAAATTTCGATGAGTTAGGATATGCAATAGATGCAAATACTAAAATGAATAAATCCAAATCTAAAATACCAAGCATTACTATTCATATTCTAATTAATCCTAAAGAGGAACCTTCATTATATCGTAAACTATATTATCGATTACTTGATATCCTTACTCATGAAACAAACCACCTAAACCAATTAGGTCTTAATCGTGAACCTTTTAATACTGATGTTTCTGATATACGAGATCGAGATTCTTCTAAAAAAAGCTATAAATATTTTTTATTACCTGATGAAGTAGAGTCAATGGTTGAAGGGATGTATGCCCGATCAAAATCGGAACATCGAAACTTAGATGAAATATTTAATGATTATCTTCAGCCATTCATTGAATCTGAATATATAACTAAATCAGAATATTGGTTAGTTATGAGAGTTTGGGTAAAAGCAGCATTAGAATTATACCCAGACGCAAGATTTTCAAATAAAGTTAAATCAATAATTAGTTCAATATAAAAACCATTTTATTGTATATAGTAAAAGACAATAAAATTATTATAAAATGAACGATTTTGAAAAACTAAAAACTGAGATTACAAACGCTCAAAATTCTATCTTTAACCCATTATTTGATCTTATTAATTCTGCACAAGATGATGCTGATAAATATTATAATAAAGGTGTAAAGAGTGCAGGCAATCGCCTTAAAAGAAAAATGCAAGACATTAGAAAAGCTATTAAACATCCTGCAATAAAAGCAGAAATGGCAAATCTTCAAGAAAATGCTAAAACTATTCGTCAAACATTAACTGACGAGATTTCTACAAAAGTAGAAGCTTAATAAAATATCTTTTACATATGACACCTGAGGAATCACTAAATATAATCGAGCAAGCATTAAATGCTGCTACATTGAAAGGTCAAGTATTTACATTAGCTGATATTGGTCAAATATTATCTGCTTTAAATGTATTACATACAACCATTGCTACTTCTTCTATATTAGAAAAAATAGAAGAATAATAAACTATCTTTTCATAAAATTAAATGCCTCTTTTTGAGGCATTTTTTGCATTTTATGAAACAGTTGAGTATTTTGTAGTATAATAATTAAAAATAAAATAATTATGACAGATTTTTTTGATTTACCAGAAGAAACCTTTTCTAAGCAAAGACAAGCAAGTAGTAAAAGAACAGACCCTAACGTCTATGACCCAGACCCAAACGCGTATAATGGCTCGTACAAGTCAGTATTTAGGTTAGTACCTTACATTTTTGACAAAACTAAAAGTAAGTATACTAAATATACTGCAAAATTTTGGAATCCTTTAACTAAGGAATCATTAGTTATTGATTGTCCATCAAATGTTGAGAAGCCATCAATTCTTTGGACTATGGAATCAGTTCTACGTTCTCTTAAAAAAGAAGAACCAGAATTAGCTGAAGATATCAGCTCACGTTTTTCTAGATGGAATACTCACCATTCCGCAGTATACATTAAGAAAGACCCACAAAGACCAGATTTAGAAGGCAGTATTAAAATCTTTAAGTTTAGAAACCAAATTGACCAGCTTATTGATCAATTAGTTAATCCTGAAGAAATGGACGGATTAACTACTTCTAAAAAAATAAATCCATATCATCTTCTTGAAGGTAAAGATTTATTATGTGTAGTTGGTAAAAAGACTCAACAATTTAGAGATTGGTCTAAATGTAAATTCATGGATGAAGTTACTCCATTAGTATTTAAAGTTGGCGATACTCAAGTTCAAGTTAAGAATGAAGAGAAATCAGTTAAATTAGTTAATGAATTTTTAACTAAGAATACTCCTAAAATGGATGAATACTTTCACCAAGACTGGACTGATGAGACTTTTGATAAAGTTGCACAAGCAATCATTGCAACAGTTCCTCAAAAGGAAATCTTAGAGATGATTTTGGAACGAAGCAAAGATACTAAAATGAATGAATTAGTTCGTTCAAAAATGAAAGGTGGAAAAACTACTAAACCTGCAGCATCCGTGAATGATGATTTAGATTTTACAAGTAGCCCATCTTCAGTTACTCCAGCATCTAACAATATTGAAAAAGAAGCAGTTACTTCTAACGATTCAGATGATGAATACGATTCTTTATTTAAAGATTTATAAAAAAAAAAATAATTTATTATGACAACAACTGTAAATGAAACTGTAAATGAGCCTGTAAATGAGACTCAACAAACGACTGAACAAACGCAGCAACAAAATATTCTATTTGGAACTATTTCATATGCTGATGACGCAGCGTACGAAGAATTCTTAGGAAATATGAATATTAACCATGCATTATTTGTTTTAATAGCCTCTGCTAATTTTTCACAATCTAAGGGTGTCTTTAATTTACTTGAATCTGAGACTATTTCTACTGCAATTAGAACTATTCGTAAGAATGGTGAAGCACAAGAAGAGGCTCAAAAATAACTTTAAAAATTAACAATGGACTTAATTATAGACGGTAACGCCTTTATTAATGTCGCGATAAGCGTCACTAAAGCTCAAACATCTAACGATAAGAGAACAGGTGATGCTTATTATGTTAATGATTTATTTAATGATAATGGGTTTATTTTAAAAGAACATGTAAAGATAACATTTAGAAATTTTTGTTTTACTTACTTAAATTCTTTAATTACCCCAATATCGTCTCATCCGCAAAGAGTCCATATCGTTTTTGATTCAGCAAGTTGGAGAAAAGAATATACTAATGAGTTCTTTAAAAATTCAGATTTTAAAACTACTTCTGCACCAACTGAGTTTAAATACAAAGGGAATCGTAAATACGATGAACATCAATATCTTTTCTTTGATTATTTTCAACAAGTATTTATGCCACAATTAACGGCTAATGCTGGAATAAATCAATATAAATTTAAAGGTACTGAGGGAGATGACATCATAGCATATTTATGCGATATACTAAATTGCGACATCTTGATTTACACAGTAGATCAGGATATAAAACAAACAACTGGAAATCCTAATAAAAATGTATTAGTGATTACTCCAAAACAAATGGCTAAGACTAAGAGATTATTTAGATCTTCTAAGTTGATTCCAACTGCTGCTAACGAAGAAATTGATAATTTCTTTTCACTAAGTGATGCTCACATTACTGGTGCATCAATTGAAAAAACTATTTCTAATTTAGTAAATAAAGATTTTGTTGAACATGAAGTTGATTTTGTAGAAGATGTATTAAGTAAAATATTATCTGGCGATAAATCAGATAATATCCCTAAGATAACTAGTGTTTCTCCAGCAAAAGCTAAGAAAATAATTTCAGCAGTTCACGATAAATTTGGAGATTCAGTAATCTTTAAGATTGACGATTTAGATGAAGATGTTATTAATGGAATAGTTTCCGAGATCCAAATAGTAAATAAAATAAAGGATCAGGATAAAATAGATGAGATTAGAGAACATTTACTATTTAATATTAAGTTAACTCGTCTATCAATTAAAGTATTCCCAGATGAGATCCGAGATACCTTGACCGAATTCTTTGATACATATCAAATGACAAATTTTAATAGTCGCGAGTTTACAAATTTAAAAAATAACCCATCATTACTATGAAACCTTTATACGAAAGAGTTTTAGTTAAACCTAATAATAAGGAGACTAAAACAGCACAAGGAATTATGCTTCCTGAAAAAGCAGTTAAAAAACCAAATATTGGGATAGTTATTAATACTGGCGACGGTACTCCAAATAATCCAATGAAGGTTAAATCTGGCGATCTAATCCTATTTAATAGATATGCTGGTGCTGAATTGCTATTTAAAGGTGAAAAACATTATGTTATAATGGCCAATGAAATTATTGGTATTCTAGATGACATTAATGATATTTCACTAGAAGAATTTGAATAAAAAAAAGAGGAGCAAATGCTCCTCTTTTTATTTTATATCAGTTGACTCTAATAAAGTATAACTAAATTTATTTCCATGGATCTTAACAGCTTTTTTACAGATTGCTAAAAATACATCAAAATCCTTTACTCTTTTAAATACCTGACATCCTTCTGACCAGTTTTCTACCCAAGTAGAATCTTGTCCAGCCTTATGGATATTGATACCGAAAATTCCAGTATCAATTACTGTTTCTTCAAAAAGAAGATCTTTATTTGCATCTCTCCATACTTTAACATTACCGTTTCTTTGGCAAAGCGCATCATATTTTCCTTGGTGTTTATCAATTGACCATACTCCTCGATATTGTCCAGGAACCAATCTAGCTACTCCATTTTTATTATGGAATTGTTGAACTCCCTTTTTACCTGGATCACAGGTTGCTGCCCATTCATAAAATTGCCATTCACCAGTTTTATCCTTAAATGAAATAGTTAAAGTATCATCAAAAACATTAGTAACTTTTTTATATACTGATGGTTCACAATTTCGTACACCTACAATATTTACATCATACGATTTATTTGCAGTATCTTCAAACCACACAAATCCCTTTGTTTTTAACGCAGCTTCTACTTGTTCTCTAGTATAACTCATAATCTTTCTTTTTTATTATTTATCAAAACAAAAAAAGAGATCTAGCGATCTCTTTTTTATAATTATCATTGCTATTAGAAGCTTGGAATAAATCCAGTTGCGTCTGAACTTAATGTTCCTCCTACTCTTGTAATAGTAATTCGGTTGATAAATTTTTGAATTCCTCTTGGGAAATCTACTCTAATATCTATAATTGCTGCATTTGCAGAAAGTACATCATTTGTATTATTTGAAGAATCAAAGATTACTTCATATGTTGCAATACCTCTAGCATTAAGAACAGCATCTAAATAGTTTTCAACAATTGTTCTTACTCTTAATCTTGTAATCTCATCATTAAAGTCAAACAAGAAGTTAAATAATATTTTTTCAATATCTCTTTCAATTGTTGATAAGTTATCTCTAACGTGAGCATTGTTAAGAGCTGAATTAATTCTTTGGTATGCAGTATTGTTTGAGAACAAAATAATACCAAATCCTCTACGTTTAACTGTTAAGTTAAATCCAACTGGCTCTAAGTAATCTCTATCATCATCAGTAAGATCATATTCTAATCCTACAATTTCTGGATCATTAAGAGCACCTCTTTTACCACCTGCTGTGATTAAGAATGGCGTTCCATTTTTGAATTTTCTAATATATAAATTAGAAATATACGCAGCTTGTGGAACTGAAATATTTTTACTTCCGCTTCTTACAATTAAATTAGGGAAATGGTAAGATGCATATGAAGATAAAGGAACTCCATTAACGTCCTCTTCTGCAAATTTATAAGTAAAACTTGGATTTAAAGATAAATTACCACCTTGCGAAATTAATTCCATAGATACTGACTTAGTTGTAGTATCAATAAAACTAGGATCAACTGATCTTTCAAATTGTTGAACTGATGGTGCATTTAATAATGCCATAGCTTTTCCATTTAATGCTGCTAATTTAGCTAGCGGGTATTTTGAAGAACCTGTGATTGTACCAGCATATGAATCAACAATATATCTAAAATCAACAGTCTCATTATTAGATAGAGTTTGTGGAATTGCAGTATCTGTAAATAAGTAATTAAGAATTCCATTATCTCCTTCTAAACGATCTGCATTACCATTA